TTCTGTCAATTTAAGAGCGTAATTCTTAGCATCAATCTCAGATTTGTAATATTCCTTCAACCGCTTCCGAAAGTGGCCAACACAACCGCTTGCAATCTGCCCCGCTACCTGAACCTGTTTGTCCTCAAGAAATTCAATGTTAGCCTTAAACTTCCCTTTGAAAACACCGGCTTTAATCTCGCTGAAACCTTTCGGTGCAAGATGGTCTTTCAACGACTTAATGCATAGCTGAGCCCATTGTTGGGTGGTCGGTTGACGTTCGGTAATTACTGGTTTTTCTTCCATTGTTCTTGTATTTGGTTTCTGACAAACTCAGAATAAGTTACATTCAACTTAACGCACAAATCATTAAGCATACGCCACTCTGATTTACGCAATCTTGTTTGAAGCCTCTTTTCCCTTGTTTCTGTCATTGTGTTGGTACGAATGTACAGACATTATTTGTATTTCGATGGATTTTTTATAAAATCTTTGAACACGGTACAAATAAGGTATTTCCCTCCGTCAAGTAAGTGAAGCCCCTCCATTTGTGTCTTTACCAAATCACCAAAGCTGTCCACATATGCCGTATTGAAGTCTTTTATGGTCTTTTTGCAGTTCGATGTGATAAAGAAATTAGCGTTCTGCAGTACTGAATTACACAACACCCGAGCATCTTTGTTTGCAAGATTGGTTTTACCAACCAATAAATTTCTATCCATCAATCCCAATTCATCCTTAATTACCCGGTAATGGTTTAGGTTTCCGCGTGTCAATGCCGATCTATTGTGACCTGTTGCATCCCCTGTAACATCTATTTGGCCAAGCCATTTGTTGTATTTTGCCTTAATATGGTCGCAAACGTGGTAACTCGAACTATCAGGAAGTTCTACCTCATCGAAAACAATAACCGTGTTTAGGTTGGTTTGCTGACCGATTACGCAGGTCATAGGATCTCTATTGAAGTCGAAAGAGCAAAGTATTGGTAAATGTGGATTTGGCTTGTATTCAGGTATAACGTGTTTTTTCTCGTCAAAAGCATATAAAAACGGCCTGTCGTTGGCATCAACGTATTCTGCTAAATACTCCTGCCTGAATGTTACATCGTCAAGTTGTGCCTTTGCCTCATCAACTTCTTTCGGGTCAATGTGTGGGTTTGCATAGGTATCGTAATGAAAGAATGCCCAATTATCAAATTGTCGGTGCTTTTCTTCCAAAAGATAAAAACCATTGTTCTTTCCCTTTGGACGGCTCAGAATAAAAGCATCGCCCTTAAAATCGGTTAATGTTGGCCGGATTGTGTTCTCCCATGCCTGGTAAAGTTTAGAGGCCTTTGCGGCTTCATCTATTATGGCTCTGTGGTACTTCCTGCCCTGTCCGCTGTCAGGGTCTTCCATTGACCAGAAATCGATTAGACCGCCTGTAATGAGCTGTATTTGCTTTAGTTGCTCGTTAGTGCGTGAAATTACCGGTTTGTATGTTTTTTTGAGGTCTTTCCAAACCTCAGATAAATCTTTATAGGTGGGAAACCACACACCAACGTAATGCCCGTCTAAAGCTACTGAAGATAGTTCCTCGATTAGTGTAGTTTTCCCGAAACGCCTACCACACCGTAAATGGTTGAACCTTTTGGCGGTATTTAGAATTACCTCCTGCGCTGGATGTAGCGTTTGTAGATAGAAATCAATTTCTACGCTTGACATTGATGGTCATTGAAGTGGGTAAATCCATTTCGACCTTTTTAGGAATGAAGTATGGGAAAAACTTGGATAGAACCTCCAAATACTTGCCGTTATCCTTTTCCCTTAGTTCTTCTAAGGCCTCGTTAATGTTTTCAACCTGACCTTCCATTACGGAAACAAACAGTTCTTTTGCCTTTAAGGTGGTTTTGTTTTGCGCGCCTTTTGGCTTTCCCGTGTTACCTTCCTTGAATCTTGTTGCTTCTCCTGCCATATCCCCCCGTTTTTTTCGGGCTATTACTAATCCAAAATTACCCTATTCCTTGTTAAAATCAAATAGTGCTGTTTATGCTTTGGTCTTTTGCTAATCTGCTTTCGCTCCAACCGCGCTGCTTCGCCTCTTCGGGATGGTTTTCGATGTAGATGTGGCAGTTACGGCACACCGGCAAGTAGGTTGTGACGTCAAGTAGGTACTCCCCACGCCCGCGCTTGTGGTGCGGGTCATCAGTATCAATTGTGCATCCTTGCAACCTGACAGCGCATTTAGGATTGTCCCTTTTGAACTGTTCAACGATTTTAAAGTATTCTGCATTTTGCGTTTGTGAAGTGAATACTAACAAATATTACGATGATTCAGGGATTAAGAAATGTTATGATTGTAAGAAGAAATTGAATTGAAATGTGAATCAATACGCCAACCAGTTTAAACCAAAGAAAGCATGACACTACAAGATATACAGAATGAAGTTTCAAAGAAATACGGTGTGCCTACATTTTGGGAGGTTGTTGGAAGGGGAATGATTGCAACAATATTTAGAGTAGCGGATGAGTCCGCCAAACGCTACGCCACCGAGTGCTGCAAGGCTACGCTGGAGAAGGCGGCTGATACTGGTATAATAGGCTATAAACTTGATCCCGAAACTGACATAGTAGTATTAAGAATGGTTATCGCACTTAACCGACAGAAGATTATTTATGTTTCAAAGGACAGCATAACCAACCCCGAAAACATCACACTTCTATGACACGAAAAATAAAGCACCTAAAGCGAGGGGAGAAGATACAGATCAACGAACTTGAAACCACGTTCAGCCACATATCACCGGACGGCCATCCTGTATTCAACGTGCATCACAACGGCTACACAGGCCACTACCAGCTAACGCATTTAACGGAGGACAACTTTATAACCGAGATAAAATGAAAACTACTGATTTAAGAATAAGCAACCTTGTAATGGCTGACGGAGTTACAGCCGAGGTTGATTCAATAGGTACTGATTTTGTAAGTGTATCTATTGAGGGGCATCCAGAAAGTGAATTGTTTGATATAGGTTCGATTAATGGGATCAGGATAACAGAAGAGCGGCTGTTAAAAGCCGGTTTCACTCGCATGAGTTGCCCAGAAGTGGCTTATAGATTAAATGACTTGGTGCTTGATTTGGGTAAGCCTGATGATTTACTAATACCAAATGAATGGTATTGGAAGTACTATATTGCCGGTGGTCAGGTAAGAAGAATAAGTATTTTACAATTCTTCCATCAAATACAAAATCTTTTTTACTCACTATGCGGAGAAGAACTAACCATAAAGCCATGAAACACGAACTAAACTTCCCCGATCACAGCGCAGAAGAATACGAGAAGCATCTGCTTGCCAAGCAAAAGGCCAAAGAGAAGGGAGAGGACAGCCCCGCATTAACCCGAAAGATTAAAATAGGTTTGGGATTAGGTTTCTTGTTAGCCCTGATTATTGCGGTCGCTTTCGGTTCTTTCTTTGACAACCAGCTTGCATTTTTTTCCTGCTTCATTGGGTTAGTTATCATACTATTGGTTATCTTTAAGAAGGTGAAATGAGGCCAACAAAATGGTGGTTTAATCTTGGCGTAGATTGGAACAGCTTAGTAATGCTTTCCGGCCACAGGAAGTTGTACGCTTGCGCTGATGGGTGTTTGATAATTTGGCCTGACCACGTTATCGAATTCAGGCGGAACACATTAATAGACGATAGGGAAATTGAATCGATCTAACTATGGTTTCAAACTGGTATCCCATGAGACAAGTACACAAGCGCAGGAAGGAAGGTATATGCGATTGCGGAAACAAGGTAAGGCCAGGGGTTAGAATCCACCGGCACAAGCTGAAAGATGGCACAGAAAGGCTTTACGCCTACCTTCATAAAGATTGCCGCTATTGTCACAGCGAATACGTAAACAGAAAACGAAAAGAGCATGATCAAAACCTGCGAGCAACACGGCACAGTTTATTACAAGCAATGTAGGGAATGCCTACATGACATCGCTAAGATGGAAAAGCTAGCTAAAAAATTAGACTCAGCGTACGCTCAACTAATTGAGAACCAACGTTTAAAGGCTAAAGAACCGAGGAAAGCGCCAAACAAAGTAAGTGATAAACGTAAGGAGCAAAATGCAGAATACTTTAAAATCGTTGAACAGTTCAAAAGGGACAATCCTAAATGCGCTG